TATAAGTGTACATTTTTTCTGCTCTACCATTGTATTTGTAACTATTGTATCCAGCAGTATAATCATCACTTACGTCATCCAAATATGCTCTAAAAACTAACAATTCAGCACTAAGGGGGTTTATAGGGTCAATAACTTTAATGTTAAATTTAACCATATCCCTTGGGATATCGTCAGGAATAGGACCATCCGTAGAAACATTAATTATATCAACTGCGTTTCTAGCGTCTCCATACCCAGGATTAGGTTTTGTAAAATCATAAGTGTCACCCGGAGCTAAATTTTTAGGTCCGCCAGGATTACCACGGCCCATATCTTTTACTACGTCTGGTCTTTGTGTTGCCATTATGCGAAGTTATTGTTAGTTATATTTCGATTGCGTGAAGGGCCTTCACTTTGTCTTGAATTATTAAAGTTGTTGTTAGTAACTTGGATGTTGTTTATACCATCTCTTAAGGCACTAACCATTTCAGGAACAAGAGCGTTAATGGTTGCTGTAACTGTTTCTTCAACAATTGCTCTAACTTCTTCTCCTGTGATACCGCCAGCATTAGCGGCAGCAACTCCTGCTCCACCTCCTCCTACTCCACCACCACCAGCAGTTCCTACAGCGGCGCCTACTCCAGCTCCTACAGCGGCAATTCCTCCTACTACAGCTAGTGCTGATAAACCTACAGGACCTAAAGCCATTAATCCCGCTAATGAAACTGTAAGACCTGCAACAGAAAGTGCTAATGCTGCTATTTTGCCTATATCTAGTAATTGTATGGCTTCTGCTACTTTGACTAAAGCATCTGCTGTTACCGTAAGTCCATCAGCGGATGCTACTAAGGGGGTTAAGGCCATTCCTAAGCCCATTAAGGTTAATGCAGAAAATGCTATCATAGGACTCATAATAACTATAGATCCTAACCCTATTGCTAAAGCTGGTAATGCCATTGCTAAACCAAATAAACCTCCTAAATTAATATTATTAGATAAATCAATTAAAGATTGAGTTAAAGAGGGCATTACAGTTACAACAGCATCTGCGATAGATGTTATTACAGTAGCGATTGTATTTCCTACTGCCTCAATTGCAGGGGCAGCTGTTGCTAACGCTATACCAAATGGTATTAAAGCCGCACCAAATGCGGCTATAAGCCCAACACCTAAGAAGGGCACCCCAGTTGCTGCAGCTGTACCTAACGCCGTTAATCCCGCAGTTAATGCGAACATACCAGCGGCTGCTGGTATACCTAATAACGCGATAGCACCTAAACCAATAGCACCTACTGCCATAGTAGCTAATGCTAGTGATACAGGAATTAACGCTAAACCACCTAATAGTACTTGGGGGTTAGCAAATGCCGCTACACCTCTGGCAATTCCTTTCATTGCGGCTTCAATGGCTTTACCGTTGATTTTTTCAGTGATTTTTAAAGGTAACGATGCTAAACCTAAAGCAACTAAACCAGGAGCAGCAACTATCATAGATAGAGCACCTTTAATTACATTTGTATCAGCAAAGGCTTTAATACCCTCTGCTATATTTTGCATTTTTTCTTTTAATGCTTGGCCATTATCTTTAGGTGCAGGTGCAGCTGCTGGCCCTGTACCCGGTTTAAATACACCAGCAGCGTTAGCTGTTTCTTCACTTACCATTCGACCTGAGGCCATATCGCGGAATCTACCACCTCCAGCCATTCGTGGATCAAATTGGATTCCTTTTGCTTTGTCAGCGGCACCACTAAAGGCACCCATCAATTTATCTTTAAGTCCTTTTAATGGTTCAGATAAACCTTTAATTCTATCTTTTACACCTTTAAATAAACCATCAGTAGAACTTGGGGTAAAGGCATCTTTAATTTTGTCTCTTAAGCCTCCAAATGAAATTCCTTTAATTTTATTAAATAAACCACTAAAGAAACCAGTATAATTTTTGGGGTTAAGTGCTGAGAATAAGTTTTTTCCCAACATTTTAGCTATAATAGCAACTCCTAATAATTTGTTACTCCATCCTCCAGTAGCTTCATTAAGTTTTCCTATCCATTTAGCTACCCAAGCAATAGGTTCTACTATCATAGCAACTGCATCTATTATAGGGGTAAATGCAGTCATTACATTTGCAAATAAATCTTTTAATTTAGCTGTAGCTGCGTTGAATTTGTCTTGGGCAGAGAGTGCTTTGGCTTGTTCGTAGGCTTGTTCACCCATAGTTGAGCGAATCTCATCAAGAGATTTATTTTGCATCTCTTGTTTAAGGAGCATATCACCTAATTCTCCTCGCTGCATACCCATTGCTTTAGCCATAGCTTCTTGTTGCTTAACATTCATTTTTCCAAATGATGCTAAATCAACATTTTGTTTCTTGAGTTCTTCACCCAAAGCAGCCATATCATTATTCAAAGCAGCTAACCTTGCTTTTTCAAGATTAAGTTGTTTACCAGTCAAAAGTTCAGCTTCTAATTCAGCGCCAATACTTTGTTCAAAATCTAGTAAAGCACCTTGAACTTTTTCCATATCTGCTAACGTAGCACCTAATTCTCTAGCGGCAATTGCGGCTTTTGCAAGTGCTTGTGGGTTAGCAGCTAACGATGCCTGTAATCCTTTAGAGGATTTAGCAACATCGCCTAATATATCTTTAACAGATGCTGTTGTTTTGCTTGTTTGAAGCATAGCACCTGTAGTGTCGTATAAATTTCCTAAATTAGCTTCAGTTTCTTTACCTTGCAACCTCATTAACATTGTAAGGTTACCTGCTTCTTGTCCTGCTAAACCAATTCGTTCTGTTAAGTTTGTAAAGGTTTCGGCTGATTGTGAGCTAAGGTCAAAGAATACACCTGTAGTATCTTTAAGCGCAAAGAACGATTTTTGTAATTTTTCGCTGTTAATGAACAAATCACCGCTAGTATCAGCAGCGTTTGCTAATTGTTGGCGCATAGCCCTTGCATTGTTGTAACCAACACCTAATTCGCTTTGAAATTGGTTAGTTAATTGTGAGTTACGGAGCAATGCTTGACCCATAGCAGCGAATATAGCTGCGGGGTCTGTAACTGCGCTTAAGAGGTTAGTACCAAAGGATTTAGCATATGCTTTTAGTCCTTGTACTTTACCTTGATATCCATCCATTAACTTGCCTTCGTCTTGGAGGGCTTGTAGACGTTCTTTAGCGTCTTGTTTTATTTTATTTTGAGTATCACTATTTAATCCTAGTAATTTCCCAATAGTTCCAACAGCTTTACCCGTTAAACCTTCAGCATTTTGTATCTGGTTTGCTAAATCGAGTTCTTTTTGTCGTTCTTGATTAGCCTTTTGTAGTGCTTTTTCGTTTTGTTTAGTAACTATTAACTGCTGTTCAGAAACCGAAAGATTCCTTATAGTAGTTGCTAATTGTTCGTCAGCTACTTGAGCCATTTCTTTTAGTCTGTCTACTTTAGACTGATCAACGGCTTGTCCCGCATTTAATTTGTCTATTTCGCTTTGGAGAACTTCATCGATACGTTGTCTCCTAGCTAAAATTCTTTCGGTTTGTTTAAATTCTTTGGATAATCCATCTCCAATACTATTGGTTAAACTTTCTTGTAATTTTTTAGCTTTAGCAGCTATATCGTTATTTTTAAGGATTTGTTTTTCTATATCACTAATTTCACGTAAACCTTCTTTTTGATTTAATAAAGATCTTGTAATTTCTCTATTAACACTTAATAAACTTCTATCAAATTCACCTCTTTGTGATGTAATACCTAAAGTCTCTTTAAGAGTTTCTACTAGAGTCATAGATAGATTTAACCTATCATTCTCTATTTGAGATTGTTCTTGAGCTAATTTTTTTATAGCTTCTCTTAGTGCCTTTTCTTCTTCAGGTGTTGCCATGTATAGAAATATTCCTATATAAATATAAAAGAATGTAAGGCAGTGTTATACCGCCTTACAATTCATTCTTAAGTCCAGAGTCTTTCGGTAAGTTATCCCAATCAATATCAAAGCTTTCAAATGTTTCCATAGCTTTTTGATCATCGCTTTTACCTTGTTGAGCTTCTTCTTGTTTTTTATGGATATCACTGATCTTTTTTATATAGTAACGTCGCATATAAACGGGCATATTCCATACTTGTTCGAAACTAAAACCTCCCTGTCCCCAATAAACGAGATCGAACACCTCGTCGTATATTACTGGTTTATAACTGGAGGTCAGGCCAAAAGAACGTTACTCCGATGGGAATTTGGACGTCATTAACAACAGTGCCGTCCTCTCCTTCGAAGTTAAACGTAAGATCTACGTCAGGTGACATATCCTTGATGTAGTTTCTTAACGCTCTTGAATCAACTGCAAGTAATTCAGTGTCAACAAATTCTCTGATTGCAGAAGTGTCTGTATCTCCATCAACAGAAATAATTGTGTGTTTGAGTCGTGTAGTTAATTCTGCTTCTCTTCTCATTTTTCTTAAGTTTTTAAGCTCAAGTTGAATGTTGTTTTCGTCTCTTTGAGTGAGAAGTTTGAATGTAATTTTTCTCTTTGACTGAGGTAATTCAAAATCAAATTCGTTTACACCAGGTGTTTTAACGAGTGATTCATCTATTTCTTTATCTTCGACCATAGATAGATCAACCATTACTTCTTCGTCTTGGTTAGTGCCAGGATTAGTGTAGTTAAACACATAATGAGGCCCATACCCATAGACACGTGCCGCTACCAAAATAGCGTTTTTATCTCCAATTAAAATGTCGTTAAAATTGATAGGAGACACCACTAGTGCCTCAAGTAGTTTATCAATTACTACACCAGATTTAATGAAGCTTTGGTTTGTTAAGATATCTTCCTCTTTTGCGGTCATGTACTTAATTTCAATAGTACCATCTCTAAGAGGAGAATCTTGAGGGTATAATAACCCTTTTGAAGGTAAACCTACCTTTTCAGTTTGTAACTTTTTTTCGGCCATGCTTATAACTTTAGTCATTTATTGTTGCATATACATATATGAATAAATAAAAAGAAGCGCCAAATGGCGCTTCTTCTCTATATAAGATATTGGGCGATATTAGTATCTTAATAGGCAATAATCCATTGCAAGAGTTAAGCTGATTGTCTGTGCAGTGTTTGCATTTGACCAGTCAGCGTCTGAGAAGTCAACGCTCTTAATGAAAGCACCCTTTAATTCCCATTCTTCAACAACATCACCTACGGGACCTAAAGAGCGGAACTTAACGTCCTTCTTGTAGAAATCTTGGTAACCATCTCTACCAGTTACTGACTCGTGGTGAAGTCTGAACCAGTTCATTACGGCTTGAGCACCTGATGGGTTGATTGGATCGTACAATTCGCATGTAATGTCTCCCCAAGAAACTCTACCTTTAAGTTTTCTTTGTAGGTTGATGTGATCGAGTGTGATCTCTTCGAACGAAGGTTTAGGTCTATCAGCCTTTTTTACAAGGTAAGCAGGTACACCTTCAATGTCGAAGTAGAATCTGTTCTTTGTTTTAGGCTCATATGTTTTGTAAAACATACCGATATCGCCTAATTGTTCGTTCTTTAAAATTGCCATTGTTGTTTTATTTTAATGTTGTTGATTATACATATATTAATCTACGAAGGAAGCTCCAGTAGGTGTTAATACAAAGTCAAGTACTATGAATTCAGCAGTTTTGGTGGGTTGTAAGAACACTTGACCTACCAATTTGTTTTCATCGATAATGTCTGGAGTGTTTAACTGGCCATCCATTTTAATTTGGAATGCGTACAAACCTTGTCTTTGTACTAGGCTTTCAAGGTAAGGGGTTGCTTGTCTGATAAAACGATCTCTAGTTTGTTGAGTGTTCTGTTCGAAGACGAGTTTTCTTGAGAATCCACCGATTGTATCTTTAACGTCGAGTAACAATCTGCGAACGTTTACTCTGTCGAGAGCGCTGTTTGCGTTTTGGAGTGTTTTCTGTCCGAAAATTACAATTCCTTGTCCTGGGAAAGTAGCAATTGGGTTAACTTTAGAAGTGTAAAGATCGTCTCTTTGTGTTTTAGAGAGTTTCTTTTCTACTTTAAGTACGTTAGTAACGCCCCCTCTTGTTAAACCAGCAGGTGCGAACCAAGGTGCTGCTAAACTGTCATTCTTAGCGTATACACCAGGAACAATTACAGATGCGGGGCACCATACGTTTCTACCTAACTCAGCACTTCTGACTTGAGCCCAAGGCCAGTAAGTTGCAGCGTAGTTAGTATCGAGTTCTTCAGCTTCTGATTTAACTGTGCTAATTCCTGTGTTGTGCTTAACAACATCTAATACAAACAAGCTATCACCTCTAGAAGTGGTGTTTGAAATGATTGTATCGATTGTTGAAGAATGACCTTCTTGTGTTAAACCAGGAGCAATCAAAGTCTTAAACTTAAATTCTTCTTTATTGCTAAGGATATCAATTGCGTGAGTGTAATCGCTTGATGCTAATCCTTGAATGTTGCTGTTAGTAATGTCAGCACCAAATAATGGATTGTTTAGCAAATTATTACCAGTACCTCCATCAAATGTACCGCTTTGTGCAGTTGGGAGATATTGGCTGAATGGGTTTCCAGAGCTATCTGTGTTTACAGATCCATTAGGGGCTAAATATTCGTAAGTAGCTAAATTAACTGAGCTAACTCTAATGTATTCAGATCTGTTTGGGTATTCACCTCTAACTACTACTGATACAGGTGTTGTGCTTGTATCTTTTTCGTAGTATTGGTCGCCAATTTTTCTAGCAACATAGTTGGGAGAAAGTGGGTCAAGTGAGCAGTTAGTGAATTGTTCTAGTACAATAGGGGAAGCGGTGTTATCGTCACCTCTTCTAATAGTTACAGTAAATGTACCTGCTTTTTCATTGAGGTTACTGATTTCCCATCTAACGTTATCTTTAGATCCTGAGTGTAAAGCACCCCCAGTGTAGTATGGACCTTCACTATTAAGTAAAGCACCTTTACCTAATGTTTCTAAAGTAAAGGGATTATTAGTTCCTAAACCATTGTCCGAAATTAAACTACTAGAGGCAGCTGCCCAACCAGTGGCAGTAGGTACTACTCTGGTTACAAGAGCAGTAGCACCACCGTTCTGGAAGTAGTTTTTAACTGCTAAGCTGGTGTAATATTCGTAGGCATTAGAAGCGGATTCTAAAGTGGTACCGTATATGTTTTTAAACTCGTTATAGTTTCTAACGAGTGTTGGAATCTCAACAGGTCCTTTTACAGCGGGGCCGATAATTGCCATTCCTGAAGGATCGGTACCGGGAGTCACGAAAGACTTATCGATTTCCTTTAGGAGTATACCTGGTGATACTATTGTTTCTGTTGCCATTTGTGTTGGTTTTTATTTTTATTAGTCAGTAAAGCTTGCGCCTGTTGGGGTTAATACGAAGTCGAGGACAATAAACTCGGCTGTTTTGGTTGGTTGTAAGAATACCTGGCCTACTAACTTGTTTTCATCAATTACGTCAGGAGTATTCAATTGGCCATCCATCTTGATTTGGAAAGCGTACAAACCTTGTCTTTGTACTAAGCTTTCGAGGTATGGAGTGCATTGTCTTATGAATCTATCGCGTGTCTGTTGTGTATTTTGTTCGAATACTAACTTATCAGCAAATCCACCAATGGTGTCTTTAACATCAAGCAACAATCTGCGAACATTTACTCTATCAAGTGCGCTAGCAGCGTTTTGAAGGGTTTTCTGGCCAAATACTAATAAACCAGTATCAGGGAATGTTGCAATTGGGTTAACTTTAGAGGTATATAAGCTGTCTCTTTGTGTCTTAGACAATTTAGTTTCAGCTTTTACTACTAATCTACCTAATTTACCTCTGGTTTCACCAGCAGGTGCGAACCAAGGCGCTGCTAAGCTATCGTTTTTAGCGTATACACCAGGAATTACTGCAGAAGCAGGAGCCCAAACATTTCTGTTTAATTCTGTGCTTCTAACTTGAACCCAAGGCCAGTAAGTAGTTGCGTAGCTGCTGTCAAGTTCTTCTGCTTCACCTGTTGCAGTTGTTTGAGTAGCACCGTAAGGAACAACATCTAATACAAACAAGTTATCACCTCTAAATGTAGTATTTGAGATAATTGTATCGATTGTAGACGAGTGTTGTTCTTGGTTTAAACCAGGTACAACTAATGTTTTAAATTTATATTCGTCTTTATTTTTAAGAATTGAAATTGCTTTAGTATAGTCAGCTGATTTTAATCCTTGAAGAGCACCGTGGTTATCAGTTGCAGATGATTGTGAACCGTATAAACCGGCTACTCCTGTTGGAATATTGCTACCAGCACCATTTTCAAATGAACCGCTTCCTGCAGAAGGAAGAGAAGCTGAATATGAAGTACCTGTAGAATCGGTTGCTACTGAACCGTTAGCTGCTAGATATTGGTAAGTTGGTAAGTTTACAGCGCTTACTCTTACATAATTCGATCTGTTAGGGAATTCACCAGAAACATTCACTACGTAATCACTACCGTCAGCTGTTACTGTGTAGCTCTGATCACCAATTTTTCTTAAGATATAGTTAGGAGAAAGTGGATCAAGTGAAATATTTGTAAATTGTTCTAGAATAAGTGGTGAGTTTGTTGTATCGTCACCTCTTCTGATTGAAAGGGTAAATGTACCTTTCTTATTGTTTACGTTACTTACTTCCCATCTGATGTTTTTCTTAGTACCTTCAGGCAAACCACCTTTAGTGTATGTTCCACCAACTAATGCACCTTCGATTACTTCAGCGGCAGTAATAGTTGTTGGTAATCCCGCACCTACAGTAGTGCTTATATCACCATATCCTTGTCCAGCATATGCTACGATTCCACTTGCAACTGCTGTTACAGAATTTGCTGTGGTGTTAGAATCGATATCAAAATTAGATCCTAAAGATTCAGAAACAAGGATCGAAGCTGATTCGGCTGTAATTGTGCCTGCAGGTAAAGCGATTGAGTCTAAACCACCTCCTGCTAGGTCAACTTTAAGAACAGTACCTGAAAGTGATTCCGATGTTGACGCATCGTAATTAGATCCTGAGAAAGTAAGATTAAATGTTTCTGAACCGGATGTTATAGTAATTACGGCAGTTGCACCATTAGTGGATGATAATTCTAATGAAGAAGTGTTGATTGCTGAAGTAAATCCAAAGGTTAGTTTATCTACACCAACAGATCCTGCGTGTGTATTGTTTAAATCAGCACCTTCACTTAAGGTTTTTAATACAAACGAAGTGTTTGCTTTACCCGAGGCTGTAATATCTGTAGATGTGGCATAATCCCAGCTATCAGAGGCAGAAACAACTCTTACTATAAGAGCAGAAGCACCACCATTTTCAAAGTAATTTTTAACTGCTAGGTTTGTAAAGTACTCGTGAGCTTCAGAACCAGACTGAATTGTAGTTCCGAATATTTCTTTAAACTCATTATAGTTGGTAACTTGTGTTGGGATTTCAATAGGACCTCTAGCAGTAGGACCTATAATCGCCATTCCGGATGGATCAGTACCTGGTGAGACAAATGATCTGTCTACTTCCTGTAATAATACACCGGGAGATAGAATTGTTTCTGTTGCCATTTTAATTTTCTATTTAATGTTTGTTGTAGCCAAATGTGGGGGACCAGTATTGGTCCCCCATAAATATAAGAGTTTTTTCTAAACCAAATATTTATTCGGCTACTTCTGCTTCCTGTGGAGCAGGAGTAAATTCTCCAGTTTCTAAATTGATACTACCAGGTCCGTACGAGGTAGTAAGTCTGGAGATAACTTCTTGTTCGCGTCTTTTTACCTCTTCAAGGTTTGCTTCAACTTGCTTTCTTCTGTCGCTAAGAGCAATTCTGTCAAGTTGGTATTGACCTGCTTGGAATACAACTGTGTTGTAGAGGTTTTGGAGTTCTTTGATTTCGTTCAACTCCTCATCAGTGAATTTTACTGTGTCTGCCATAACTTAAATTTTTAATGGTTTGAATATACATATATGCTAATCTTAAGAGACGCCATTTATTGACGAAATACTTGCAAAATCTATTGAATCAAATTTTGATATATTTACTGGAGCGACTCCTGAAAGGGTTGCTATATTTGCGGGACCAGATACTACTTCGTAGTCTAAATATCCTGTAGTTGTGTAGGCGATACCATTTCTATATGTAACTGTAAGGGGTGAAGGATCAACATCACTATAATCAAAATCGTATTCTATTACAGCTAATATAAGATAATCGTTGGTTTGCATATTACTTAAAGCTGTAGAATTAAGTGGTATAGTATTAACGCCACCAGCATCCCATGTAGTGTATTCAGAACTGTAAGCGGTGTTAAAATCGATTCTGCTATAATCTGCGGCAACCAGGTTACTGCTACCATCTGTCCCAAAAGCTGTACTTTCTATTACTATAACATCTGCTGTATTGTTTGTTATTCCTCTTATAACTAAAGAGCAACTGGTTACAGTACTGGTTATTCCTGAAGTGTCAAAGTAATAAAAGGCTCTATAAATGTTATATGAATTGCCTCTTCCACCTATTACGGCATTATAATTAATAGCTTGGGTATAATCTGAGGTGGGATTTGCTGATACCGAAGTTCCTGTACCCCCATCTCGAGCCGCAGTGTGGGTACTTTGCCCAGTTAAGCTTATATAACCCCACTTTGATGTGTTTAAAGTTGCCATTTAGGTAAGTAATAGGTATCAAAATTAAAATAAAAATTAGAATCTGGGCTTACTGAGTATGGTTCGTGAGATGAACTAGGATAAACTTCTAAGTTACTAGAAGAAGGTACACAATTAAACCAAGTAGCAACAGCATTAGGGTTACATAAATTGGGTAAAAAGGAACCAAATTTTGCCCAGTCATCGTCTCCAAAAGTATCGTAAAATATACCGTCAAAGGTTCCTAATTCATTTTTAACATCGTACCAACTTGAAGTTACAATAGTAACGTTAGGTTTGTTTTTTGCCCATTCTAAAGCTAAGGGAATAATTTGAGGGTGGTTTTCACAGATTGTATGAGAATTAATAGAATGGGATTGAATATATCCTGCCGATATCCCCATGCCAAATCCTACTTCTAATATATCTCCCCCATTTTGACAAACATATGCCGCTGAAGCAGACATAATTTTGTCTTCCCAATCCATCATAATTTCGTAGGACTGTTCTCCGTCTTTATAATAGATTTTACTGTCTTCAAATATAAGGGTTTCGTTTAAATAATTCATGTTAATTCTATCCAATCGTTAGATGGGTTAAAATAAATTTGACCATTAGTGTTATCTAAACAATATCCTATAAGTCTAACTGCTTCACTTGATCCTGTGGGGGCACTATTAGTTGCTTGTCCCGCAGTTGTTGATAGGTATAGTTTTTGGCTGCTATTTCCTGGATCGTGATCTAGTGTGACCATACCTCTAAGTAATACACCATCGGTATCGGAAGCCGCCCCTAAAGCAACACCTAACATTAATGTGCTACTATTAACACCAGATGCATCTGCTTTACTCCATGTAGGACCTACACCTCCAAAGTAATAAATTTGACCTACATCCATTCCAGTTGCTCCACCAAAATAAACGATTTCACCACTAGCGTCCCCATGGGTAGTACTAGTTATTTCACGTTTAATTTTTGTAGAACCACTTAAAAAAATAAGGGGGCTTGTAATTTCTGTTTTTGTAGAACCATTTAAAGTAATATAAGTACCTTTTACAGTAGTTGTAAGGTTAGCATTTCCTACTTGGACTAGATTACTACTATCTATTCCTAATATGTTTCTAGTGCTACCACCAGTTTCTTTACCTGCAATAAATGTATCGTTATCTTGGATTGTTCTTCCTCCATAGTAATTGTCACTTGTTCCACTTGCGCTAATAATACCAGAGGCTGTAATGTTAGAGCTAGATATATTAAGTACTGTAAGAGTGTTTATATATGGGTTATAGAAAAAATCGGGTGATGTATTATTATCAAAGAATAAATCGTCGCCTGTGGTTCCTTTAAATACAATAGGGTAGGAACCGTTGGCCGCGGGGTTAATGGAAGTTACTTTAACTGTTTCAGCATATGAAGCAGTACCCGTTAGGTCTCCTATAAATCCTCCACTTGAACTTACAATAGAAGCTGTAATGTTAGAGCTAGATATATTAAGTACTGTAAGAGTGTTTGTTGATGGGTTCCAAGCAGGAGTATCTACTTCAGTATCAGCATATAAAGTTTGAGGTCCAGTCGCACTTCCATCCCTAAGAACAAGACCATAATCCGCATCTGCGCTTACTGTATTTAGTGTTATTTCGGCAGCGTTTGAGGCTGAAAAAGCAAGGGTTGCAATAGAAGCA